AGGCTACATTTATCGAAGCAGCAAAAAGCCAATGCATCTAACAATGTCGACTTACCGCTAGCATTAGGCGCAAATAATCCATATGTACCTGATAAGTTTGCAAAATCTATAAAATTGTCATCACCATAACTAAACATGTTACTGAATTCAAATGTCTTTGGAAGCCATATTTTATTACGTGTAATATCTGATTCAGATAATTTTGAATGTACTGTACGATTAATATGGCGTACACAATCTAACATTATATCATCTAATGCAAATTCATCTGATAAATAATCAGTAATTACTTTATTTTGCCATTCAACATCACGTACATTACCAAAACTAATTTTCTGGCCAGTCGATGCTGTTGATAATGCATTCACTTTCTGAATTGTCACATCATATACATTATACTGTTTACGTAATTCGGATATAACATGTTTTAATGTAGCTGAGTCAGTATCTTTTACTTTAAGACGTAAACGTATTTTTTTAGGTATTTTAGGTAATGTCGTTATAACAGTACCATTATCTATTTCCAACGTACAATATCCATAGTCATTATCTATCTCAACAAATTCCGCGACTTTACTAGCTAAATCCCATACTAAAATACCATGTATTAATCCTTCGCCAAAATTTTGTTGAATTAGACTACCGGCATATGCAATTGTTTGATTATCATCTAAATATTGCATTTTATGAATATCTCCTAGTAATACTAGATCATGCCCATTAAATATATCAGTAGTAACATGTGTATTACTAAGTGTAATTCCTAGATCAGTCTGGGCCGAATTTACCGCGCCATGATGTAATGCAATTTTATATTCTCCTTCAAAATCACTAGCTTTAATGAAATTAGACGGCGGATCAAATACAGACATAACGTTAAAGTGTACGTTACTTATCTTGTATATACCAGTGTCTTTAAGATAGTGTATATTAGAATGATTTAAGGCGTTAACAATAGGAGATATGGCATCTAATCGACTAGCATTATTTAGGTTACAGTCATGATTACCGGTAATGATAATAGTAGGTGCTAAATCTGCTAAATTCTTAAAAAAATCTGATACCGTAGCTACTAGTTCCGGCGACATATCAGTTTTTGCATGTACAATATCACCAGCAACATAAATTACACTATTACCAGTTTTTGTACGTTGTATGTATTTATACAAACGTTTAAATACTTGTTCATATTCTTTATGACGTTTAACGTTACGTACGTGTACATCTGCGATGTGATAAATTTTATCAATCGAGTCAATTCCGATATCTATAGTGCGCATAATATTTTTTCTTCCATTAATTTATCAGCTGATAATCTACATGTAGTAGACATCAGATATTGTACAGCTTCAAATCCTAATTCACTAGGATCTTTACTAGTTAAGTCTACAAAATAAACATCAATTCCGTTATTGATAAAATACTCAGCAGTTTCTAATGCCTGTTTACGAGCATCTTGATCTAAACATATGTATATACTCTGAACACGTTGTTCTACAATACGTTTTTTTAACGTATTGGAAATAGTTTTACCAAACAATGGAATTGCATTACGACGAATAGCTATCGCATCAAAAGCTCCTTCTACTAACACAATTGGTAATCGCCAATTAATATGTAATTCGAATCCAATAATATCTTTAGATACTTTAGGATTTTTATGTTTAAAGTTATCTGAGTCATAAAACGCTCGAGCTACAAAATAATTTAAACTACCATTAGCATCATAACTAGGAATAATAATTTTGCCAGAATATTCACCGTCTTCACAATATCCAATTCGATATTTTAAAATATCTAAAAATGTTATACCACGTCGAGTTAAATAGTGTATGGCATTTCTATAATCCGGAGATCCTTTATCAAATTTCCATAATGGACGATAACCAATTGGTAATGATAATACAGGGGTATCAGTCGTAGTACGTTGTGGTCGTATTTCCGTTTCATTTAGTAAACTTACAATTTGGTTTATCTTCTCACGTGAAACGTTAAGCTTGCGATATAATATTGGTATTTTACGACCAGCAGCATTACAAACCCAGCAATGCCAATGTTGAGTAATTAGATTAACTTCTAGTTTAGGTTTATGGTGATGACAGAATGGGCAATGAAATGCGATATTATCATTGTTAGAAGATCGTCCTTTACCTAAAACAGATTCCAGATTGGAAATTATCGATAACTTACTCATTTATTACTTATTAGCATTGTCATTAACATAACAATGTTTTAATTTCATAAATTCAATTAAAAATTTATTACTATTATATATTAAATATAATAACAAAATCTCATAGCTTCAAGCCTTTAGCCAACTTTCTGGAACATTTTTTTCTGCCCATATGATTCCATGTTTATCACAAAATGCACCGTAGGTAGTTTTACTACCTTTACTTATTTTAGTGTTAGCTGATTGAAATACAATACGAATGTCTAGTTCTGGATGTTGTTCTTTAACAAGTAAATGTTTTTTACGGTCTTCGCGTGTCCATCGTCCTTTACTTTCAATTAATATACCATTAGGTAACGTCCAATCGACAGTATATCGTGCGTCCCGCGCGGGGACAGTATATTTAATAGTAGTAATCTCATACATGGATTTAGCTGGGACTGTAATACTATCTATTTGTTCAGCAATTTTAGCTTCAAATCCGGATTTATAACCTAGACTTTGTGCATTTCTACGTATAGCCGATCGCTCGCGGGGCCAAGCCATAACTAGTTCCTTTTAAACTGTGGTATCTGGATACCAATTATATTCATCAAATAATTCGTTATCCATTTAATATAAATATATTAGTAATCCCAACGTATAATAAAGTTCATATCAACATCAGATAATTTTGTAACTGGATGTGCTAATTTACCTACTGCAATTAACTGAGCCTGATCATTATACAGTCCAATAGTGGTTATATAAGGTCCAACTGTACCAGAAACAAACATATCTAGATATACATCGCCTGGCGGATTATTTGATTGTGCTCCGGCAATGCTAGTATTACAGTCATTAGCACTGCCCGCAGTACCTGGACGATATGTAGCCGTTGGATTCATTGTATAATTAAATTGCCCGGCCGGAACACGTACTAGTACTTCATTTTCATATATTTGATGCGTACCGCGGTATGTACATGTCCAGTTGCCGTTAGATGCTACAAATCCTGCGCCATTACCATTATATATTGGCATTGGCGATGATACCACAATTTGCCCATTACGATAAAATACATTACCTGCTACATTTGTTTGATATAGAGTTGTACTGGTATACGATCGACCAGCTAACGACGTAATAGATGTATTAGATAATGCATAATCATAAAATCGTATTTCATCAACTTGACATACGTATGTATTATCAAATCCGCCGAAGCATCCAATTTCAATATCCGCATCATTTGCAGTCGAATCAGCTGGCATTGTCGTTGTTCCTGCAGATGTACCATTAATAAATAGCGATAAATTAGTGTTATCACGACGTATTACAATATGATTCCATTCACCACCATTTGTAGTACCACTAATAGCACTATATGTACTACCATTGCTACATAAAAATCTTAAACCGTTTGATCCGTTATTAAAAAGAATAAACGGCGTACGATAGTTAGTATACTCACCTGATGACCCGATCGGGTCAGGCCATGTGGCTATACGTTCTTCACGTTTTAACATTTTAGTGGCATTATCACGTATTAAAACATTTGATTTTACTGGTCCTTTAGATAATAATACAGCTTCTTTATTATCATCGTATATCCATAAGCTAATAGTCCAACGATCGCAACTGTTGAAGTTATTGAAACGAGCATCATGCGGAATGCGTATACCACTATTACCATTACCATCAGTATTAAAACTAGCAGCTAATCCAGATGTACGTTCAGTACCAGTAGTTGTCACACCTCCAACAATATCAACATTACGAGCAGTTGCGCGATAGGTATTTTTACCTAACCGATATTCAACACTACCCGATGTTATTGTTCCAGTACCATATTCAAATTGACGAAATTCATTGTTAAATGACATATAGAAAAAACAACGACTTGCTGAAGCAAAACTAGCAGTGCTTATACTTGTGTCACGTAAATTACCATTACTATCATCTTGTAACGTAATTGATTTAGCTGAATTACGTAACGATAACGTGCCAGCCTTTATTTGTTGGCCAACGTCAAGATATGGTATTGATAACACGCTCGCCGAAATAAAATAATATTTTTCAGTTTTATTGACATCAGTACCTTCATGACAATTGGCAATGTTATATGGATCACGATAATATCTATGGTCTATAGATTTCCATACAACATGTTGATTGGCATTATCATAGTTGTTTGGATATATAACGCTAGGATCATTTATATCAGGAGGATGTAGTTTCCATATACCATTATGAGCACGATAACCAGATCCAGAAAATGTTACATTAGTTACAGTATACTGTTTATACGCTTTTACAACTCTAGTCTGATAGTCATCAGATCGTATGCTATTAAATACTGTTGGTACAAGTGGCATAACATATTATCTTTAGAAATCTAATTTAACTTTGATCAAAGCTTCACGAGTAAATGATTTTAATAATGGACGACTTAATTTAGCTACGGCTAGTAATTCGCGTCGATCATTATATAAACCTACTGTAGTAATATATGTTTGCGGGTCACGATAGAATGTCGGATATCTCAATTGACCTAACGATCCGGTAGTAAATGTTGGATTATTTGAATAGTTATATTCGCCATTTTTAACGCGTACAAAATAATATGTAGATTTTACTTGCTCACTAGATCGAGCCTGTATCCCATGTGTTTGTCCTGCGGGTGCTAGACCAATAGATGCACTAATCGCGGTAAACACTTTCATACGGTTTTCACCTTCAACACCATCAGATAATCCAGTAGCTAATGTTATACCCGCTTGTGTTGCAGTATCTGCCGCGTCTAAAGCATCACCATTTAATATAACAATACCGTATTGCGGGTACATTAATCCATAGTATCTAGTCGGCGAATAAATTGTCGTACCATCATCAATACTACCAGATACAATATTGTATACTAAACCGCCTTCACCTACTGCCGCAGACGTTACTGATGAGTCATCAATTAATCGTAATACAAATGTATTTGGCGATGCAGCATCTCTTAAATTAATTTCTAAATTGCCAGGATCTAATTTTTCACGGAAACGTGTACGATTGAAATTTAAAACGTAAATATTATCAGAATCTGTACCATTAAATGTAAATTTAAAATCATTTGGTGGTAATAAAATTTGAGCATATTGTTTATAAATCGCACGTGACGGTGTATCATTATTTAAATTACCGGTTTGATCTTCTGAACCAGAACCATTATAATGGCCCCATGCTATAGAAAACTGTACTTCAGCTGATGTAGCAGTACTAGGATTCTGGTTAAATACCTCGATGAAATAACTTTTTTGAATTGCTGTAGCTGTAGAAGATGTAAACATGCCCTGCGTCAAACTTCCAGTATTTCCAGAAAACAATCCACGCGTTAATGTTTCTACATTATTAGGTAATATATCTTCTACATTATCAAATGTTGTATAAATTCTACCTAAACGAGCTCGGCTACGTGCTCGATCACGTTCACGTATGATATCATCGGCTAATTGTCGTGCCAACGATTCTACTTGACTAGTAATGGCAGCGCCAGCACGTGTCGGTGAACCACTAGTCCTACCAGTCTCACGCGCGGTAGCAAAACGACTAGAAAGCGCTCCAGCTCTACTTGTTCCCATGTATTAAAATCCTTTTATATTCTTTCGTCTACTACTGTGGTAGAAATTGTTACTTGTTTAGATGTCAATGTAATTAATGCACGACCGCCCGTTTCATTACCAATGATTAGTATTGTAGCAGTAGCATCTGCATTAAACTGTGGTTTAGCAGTTACTTCAAACTCTGTACCGGTAACGGTAATGCTTTGTGCCGCTTCTGAATCGCCAATAAACTGAGCAACACTAGCTGCTCCTGCTGCGCCTGGGGCTGAACGAGTTGCACGAATCTCAGCCACATCCGAATCTGATAGAATTGCCGTATAACCAAATTGACGATTACCACCCTGAAAATTAACAGTTGATGGAGATATAATCGTCGACTCTCCAGACTCTAATGATAGTATTGTACTGGCTACACGTACTACTGGAATACGAGACGTGCCTTTTGGTAATGTAACTAATTTATATTTCATCATCTGAGTTTCATCAGGTAATGCTTCTATTAACGGCATATTTTCAATTGCTGCGCCATAATAAGCAGTCCCTAATGGATGTTCAGTATTGTATAAATCATAATCCACTTCGTCATCCGCTAGTGCAAATTGAGTAATTTTAAATTCATCACGGCCGCGGGCTAAAAGTTCGCGACCCTTTTTAGTGAGAATTGCATCGACTGTAATTGTACTATTATTGAGATAACCCATATTAAATCCTTATTTTAAATAAATATACGAACGGTATAAAATTATCTAACTATTAAATTTCCAGGTTCAGTATTATTAGTACCAGTACGAGATTCTGGAGCTTGTGTAAATATTAATTGATTAGGATTGGTCTCGTACACTTCAATAACAGGTGTTCCGGCAATTGCAGTAGCACTTTCAGTCGTTGTTGGTAAATTGATTTCTGGAGAGCTAATACGACAACCTTCATATCTGGAATTTTCATATTGTGCTAACGCATCGTCAAAATATGCAGCCGGTACATCTTCTCGTTTATAATATAAACCTAAACTCTGACTATATGCATGCTGCGCATTACGGTCTCGCAATGATAAACTAAGATCACCACTACCAGAATATGAATATACTATTTTATTATAAATAGTACTTGGCCGTGGCTGATCTATAACTGGCATTTCGCTTGAATGGCATACGTTACGTATTTTTAAAATAAACGTTGAGTCTCCGAGAGGACCTCCTCCACCTCCATCATATACTAAACATCCGGGAGATGTACCTGCTGTAGTTAAACATTTATACTGTAGTGTTACGGCCGTACGTTTACCTGTATACGGAATACGTACATTTTGTATAGATCCTGTTGTTACAGAATTTGTACCAGTACTGTATGAAACAGTACGCGTTGTGCCATTACCTACATATTCTAACCGCCCATCGTTATCTAAAACACCTATGCCGATACGTAATGCAAATGTGGCACTAGTTATTCCAAAATCTCCACCCGATGTAGATATAGTATTAAGTAATCTATAATCAATATCCACATCAATATCATATGATGGATTACTGAATATGAGACATACCGTATCTGTTTGGTCTTGTGAACCTTCGAAATATGTCCAATATCCAGCTGCCGGAGTTTGAAATGCTATTGCACGATTAACAGTAAGATCATTTATCCTAGGATCTAAAGGCGTTAATGACGGTGAAGAAGTTGTACCAGGAACCGGACCCCCAAATGCATACCAATCAAAGTATTCAGCATTATTATTACTATAACTGATAACATCTATAATAGATGCAGTATATGCCGGCCGTTCATCGGATGGCGGAATTTCGATAGTACAATAATCCATTGAACCAGTATTAATAACACCGGCAATTCTAGCAAACCAAGTATTTCCTGTTTCTTCATATCCATTACTACTACCAGAATGATATACACTTTCCGCGGAAATAATATTATCTAATCCCGCAACACTTCCGCTATATAATGCATACTCCGCAGTTACCGGTAGTTCTGGCTGAAATATTTCTGCATTGTATTGTGGATTTTCTACTTGCGGTCTACGCGTTAACAGTACTTTTGCACGTTCTAATGCATGTGGTTCAATTAAAATACCCATGGCAGCGTTAGCCCGCGCGGGTAACAATTGCCGTATCTGATTGAACAAACTAAAATCAAACTGGCTAAATATTCTTAAATATGCATTAACATCGTTACGGTCAGTATATTTCTGCCAATACTGATTAGATGCATATGTTAAATCTCCATACCCCGATTCAAATTCGTCGTCTGGATCTCCTATAAACGCATCGAGTTCAGCGTCCCCAAATTGATTGAAGATATCTTTGTTAACTTGGTCAGCTTGGCTATAAAATAACCCTAATTTATTACTATCAATAGAAACTAAATCAGATGGAGATCTTTCTACGCTATTAACAGGAGATAATCTACCAACCAATGTATTATCTTCAAAACGTATTTTTTGCGATCTAGGTAAATTACCGCCTAATGATACGCCTTGTATATAATAAACTTCTTCAACACCTATATAGTTACCCAATTGCGGATCGGTAGGCGTTAAAGCACTAGTAGTATTACCATTTCGACTGGTATATGATCTATTAGGATGACTTGATGATACGATCGAACTAGCATCATGATCATATGCATTACCATCACTACCTAACGTGTAATGTACTTGTAATGTGGTATAACTACTGGTATACGTCGATGATGCATAACTAGTAGGATTAAGTGTATGATCATCAAACGTTGCCTGATCTAATATTTCACTCCATTGACGGAATTCCTGTATATACCCAGTAAAACCGCTAGCAATTGTCCCAGTACTAGTACCAAATGCACTAACTGCGCCTGATGCTGATACACTCCATGCGATATGTCCGCGTATATAATCACTAGCTTTTTGTACTTGTATAAACCCAGTACCGCCAGACGTACGCCACCAACGTATATTCCAAATATCACCATCAAAAATAGGTGCCCATGGAGTATTGATAGTACCATTTAAAACGGCCCGGCCATATTGGTCACTACCAGAATATAATCCAGATGAAAAATATTCTAATTCAACAGTCGGTCCATCACCGCTAAATAATTCCATATCCGCATACGATCCAGATACTGCACGGAATCGTAATTCACGCGTTATGCCACCAGTCGGTGAAGCAAACGATATACCCGTGACACCATTTAAAAGTGCAGGATTTGCATCGTTATTGACTACTAACATATAGCTATAACGATCTTCAATTAGATTGGGAGCTTCACCTGACAGTACCGGACCGCCATATTCACGAACGCTTAATAAAGTTCTAGGTACACCGTAACATGACATTAAAGCTCTAACGCTACGTTCTGTACCTTTAGTTTTGAGTAAATATGGTAAATTATTAACAATACGACGCCAGACTTCAGTAGTAATTTCTTCATTAC